CTCCAGTCACGGGGCGTCACCTCCACTGACGGTAAAAACTTTTCCGGCGGTTCATGGGATACCGATGTTAAGGCCCTGGATAAATCCGCTCAGGGAGCCGAGCAGTACAACAAACAGCTGCAGCAGACGCTGAATCAGAAGAAAGCCATCACCGAACTGGACCGCGTTGAGGCCGATATTCGCAACGGTGCCCTTTCTGATGCCAGCAAAGCTGAACAGGATAAAGCCCGGGCAACGGCCAAACAGATTGATGCCGCTGAAGCGGCCCGTAAAGCCTCACAGGAAGGCGCACGAGCGACAAAGCAGGAGACAGAAGAAAACCAGCGTTTTGTCGAACAGCTCCAGAAACAGGCCGATAAACGCGTTGAAGGCGCAGCGGCTACCCGTGCCCAGGAAATTGCCACCCGCAATCTGACCGCCGAGCAGCGCCGTCAGGCCGAAGCGGCGAACGCGGCCATCACTGCTCAGGAGTTCAAGGGTCAGAACCTCCAGCTGCAGCTGGAGTATCTGCGCGATACCGGCGACACCGCTGGCGCATCGATGCTCGAGCTGAACAACCGCGTATCCGATCTGCGCCGCGAGTTTGAAGCCAGTGGCAACACCGAAGGGCTCAGTTGGCTCGATAAACTGCTGCCGGTCGCTGAAACCAAAATCCGCGTCGATGACCTCAAAAAGCAGCTGGACGACCTGTTCACTTATCAGTCCCAGCAGGAAACCAGCATTCAGGCGCAGGTTCAGGGTGGCCTGCTTAATGAGATTCAGGGGCGGCAGCGACTCGTCGATCTCCACCAGGAAGTCGGCGACAAAATCAAGGGCTACCTCCCACAACTGAAAGAGATGGCCACCGCCCCCGGTGAAGCCGGTGACAAAATCCGGGAGATGATCCGCCAGCTCGAAGAAGAACTCGGCAAGCTGAATCAGGCCGGGAATGAGCTGACCCAGTCATTCCGTGATGGCCTGCAGAGCGGTATCGAGAGCTCCCTGATGGGACTGGCCAAAGGGACAATGAACCTGCGCGATGCGGTGAAAAACCTCGCCCTCACCATTATTAACAGCATGGCGCAACTGGCGGCCCAGCAGCTGGCGCAGATGGCCACCTCCAGCCTGATTGGCAGCAGTGGCGCTGCGGGTGGCCTGATTGGCAGTCTTTTTGCCGCCGATGGTGGTCAGGTACGTGGCCCGGGTAGCACCACCTCTGACTCTATTCCGGCGATGCTCTCCGACAAGGAGTTTGTGACCCGCGCCGCTGTTGTTACACAGCCCGGTGCGCTGGGTTTTCTCCATCAGTTCAACCGGCATGGGATGGCTGCAGTCGAGGGCTGGTTGCCCCGCGTTAGTCATGCTACCGGTGGTCTGGCAGGCATCCCGGCGCAGAATATGCCAGTACCTGCTACGGTGCCCGAAACTGCGATGGCCACACCGGCAGCAGCGGGTACTCAGCCGATCAGCCTGCAACAGCAACTGGTTTTCGATGCCGGGGAAGCCTACACCGCCGGAGCCCAGACGTTAGCTGGCCAGCGTCAGTTTACGACGTCGCTCAAAGCGCAGGTCCCGACCCTGAAACAATGGCTGGGGCTGAATAAATGACGACGTTATTCCCCTGGCTGGCAGACCCCGACTGGTCCCGCGGCATGACAGAGACACTGGAGTGGAAGACCGATGTGCTGCAGTCGCCAACCGGCGCAGAGCAGCGGATTTCCCGTCGCCTCTCGCCGCGTCGGACGTTCGAGTTTACGACGCTGGTGCATGACACGGGCCGTCAGCGTTTTGAGAATATGTTGTGGCAGGGTTGTACCGGCACATGGGCCATGCCGGTTTATCCGGATGTTTATGCGCTGCCGGCAGCGGTGTCCAGTGGCGCGACGGCGCTCTCCATACCGACCGCCGGGCGCGACTTTACCGTCGGCGGAACGGTGTTGCTGAAAACCGACGAGTCCCCAGACGCAACCAGCCGGATGGTCACGGTCGCCGGTATGACCGGGGATGCCATGCAACTGACTTCTCCACTGACCGACAGCTGGCCAGCCGGTTCACTGGTGTATCCGGTGCGTCCGGCAGTGCTGACGGAGCCGCCGTCGCTGTCCCGTCTCACCGATACCGCAACGACCGCGCAGGTGCGCTTTCGTATCGCAGAGCATAATGCGTTCAGTGATGCGCCGGTGCTCACACAGTACCGTGGTCACCCGGTGCTCGAGGCTGAAACCGACTGGGGCGAATCGGTCAGCGGCAGTTACCAGCCCCTGATCCGTGAGCTGGATAACGGCAGCAGTATCCCGTACCGGCTGGACACCGCCGGTCGCCCGTTCTGGCGGCAGACGCATAACTGGTTCACAGCTAACCGTCCGACACAGACCTCACTTCGCCAGCTTCTGTGGTATCTCCGGGGCCGTCAGCGTCCGATATGGGTGCCAGGCCAGACGATGGACTTTTCCCCGACCGGTGCTATCAACGGCAACGTTCTGACCGTGAGCGACGCGGGTTTTACCGAGCTGGGTATCCGCCCGGGGCGTCGCGATATCTGTATTTTACTGGCTGATGGTACGCGGTATTACCGCCGCATCATCTCTGCCAGCCTGGTCGCCGATGCGGAACGCCTCGTGCTCGATGGCGACGCCATTACTGCAGGCCAGAGCCAGATCGTTGCCATTTCCCTGATGACCCTGGCCCGTCAGGACTCTGACACTGTGTCCTGGGAGCATGTGACTGATGCCGACGGCGTGGCCCGGGTCGCCACCACTTTTACGGGAGTACGTGATGAGCTGGAGTGATTTTGAATATTCGGTGGCCGATGGCCAGCCACTGACGCTTTATCAGTTTCAGATAGGTGACAGCCTGTTCTGGCGCTATACCAACGCAGATAAAAACATCGACTTTGCCGGTCACCAGTGGGATACGCAGGCGATCAGCAACAGTGGCCTCAGTTCCGGGAGCAGCGATGGTATGGATATTACCGTTCCGGCATCTAACCCGGTGGCACTTCTGTTTCGAGGGACCCCGCCTTCCCGCGCTGTCAGAGTTCGGGTAATGCGCTGGCACGCGAACGATACATCCGGCGAGTTCCGGGTCGTCTGGGTCGGGGAGATCACCAGCGTCAAACGGGAGCAGATCGAACTTTGCAAACTGATCACCATCAGTCTTGCCAGCACGTTTTCCCGAATGGGTCTCAGGCTCACCTTTGGGCGTCAGTGCCCGTATGCGTTATACGACCATAACTGCCGAGTTGATCCGCTCCAGTTCGCCGTCAGCGGGGTTGTGGTCACCGCACTCGATGGTTCCTCTATTACCGCAAATCTGCCCGCCGGGCTGGCCAGTGACTGGTTCTCCGGCGGTTACATTGAGTTCGAACGCAACGGCTATAACGAGCTGCGCGGTCTAAGGGCACAGAACGGCAACACACTACATCTTTTTGGCGGGACAACCGGTCTGCAAGTCGGGCAGTCCGTCACGCTGTATCCGGGCTGCGACCGCACGATTGCGACCTGTAACAATAAGTTTTCCAACCATCTCAACTATGGCGGTCAGCCCCATATTCCGGGGAAGTCACCATATACCGTTATCAAACTTTTTTAAGGAGAAAAGCCATGTGGTGGGCTGTCGCTAAATGGGTTGCCACGATTATTGCGTCGTATGTCATTAACCGGGCTTTGACCCCGAAACCCAAGAACAATACCCCAGAGGCCGCTACAGAAAACGACTGGAATATGCCCATGCCTGACGAAGGCACCCCCCAGTGTGTCTTTTTTGGTGATTGCTGGACGGCTGACTGGTTCGTGCTGGGCTACGGCAATTATCGCTATCAGGCCATCAGAAAATAACGGGGGGGCGCTATGTTGATCACGATGGAACATATTCGCGCCGGTGGCGGTTGTGCATGGGGCCTGCGTACCTTTTTCGCTCGTTACAGCCTTGACCTGCAGGCATTCATCCGTGACGGCGGAATTGATTCGGAAGTACTGGCCGGAACCGGCGACGCGCTGGCGATTCAGATCGTCGAACTGGCACGGCAAAAACAGGAACCGGAGGCATAAATGGGCAGTAAGGGGTCAAAAAAAGTCACCGTCGGCTATCGCTATTACTGGGATCTGCATGCTGGTCTCGGCCGTGGGCCGGTTAACGAGATCGTGGCCATTACAGCGGATAAAAAGACCGTGTTCGCCGGTACTCCCGGGCAGATAGTGGAAAATACGTCTGTCTACATCGATAAACCTAAACTGTTTGGTGGCGATGATACCGGCGGTGAAGGCGGCATTCAGGGAACACTCGACGTCATGATGGGGGAACCAGACCAGTTACCGCCACCATCCTTACTGCGCCTGCTTACCGGGCTGGTACCCGGATTCCGGGGACTGGTCACTACCTTCTTTAGTGGCCTCATCAGTTGCTACAGCGCCAGCCCGAAGCCTTGGGTTTACCGCGTTCGGCGTACCACGCGTGGATGGGATGGTGATGTCTGGTATCCGGAAAAAGCCGTCATTATGCTGGAGAACGCCGACGGCCAGATTGATGACGAGGCCGAACTCCTGGCGCAGCAGGTTGCCAACCTTCGGGCCATTCATGCCATGAACCCTGCTCACATTCTGGTGGAATGTGCCACTAATCGTGACTGGGGACGTCAGCTGACGCTCGCCGATGATCTGAATCTGGACAGTTATCGCGCCGCTGCTGATGCACTCTATAACGAAGGATTCGGGTTGTGCTTCCGCTACAACCGCCAGGATGGACTGGATACGTTTCTGCAGCAGATCCTCGATCATATCGGTGCTGTGCAGTATGCCGACCTCGAAACCGGCAAGCTGACCCTCAAGTTGTTGCGTGGGGATTACAATGTCGATGACCTGCCGGTTTTCACCTATGACAACGGGATTATCGCCGTTCAGGATGATGACAGCACCAGTACCTCTGCCAGCTCCAATGAGATTGTGGTGACCTGGCACGATCCGGTGACGAATTCTGACGGTGAAGTCCGGGCGCAGAACCTCGGCGCGATTCAGATTAACGGTCTGAACAGCAGTTCTGTTGAGTACAAAGCGATCCCCACGCATTCACTCGCCGCCCGCGTAGCCCAGCGTGACCTGGAGACGGCCCAGTCTGAACTGACCCGCCTGGTCATCCAGTTCGACCGGCGCGGCGGTATTCTGCGCCCGGGTGATGTCTTCCGCGTCCAGTTGCCGGACCGAAATATCGACAATATGGTGCTGCGCGTGGGGAAAATAGAGGAAGGCGATACCGGCGTACTGACGCTGACTGTGGTTCAGGATGTTTTTGGCCTCCCATCCACCTCTTACAGTTCCGGACAACAGGACAGCGGCTGGACACCGCCCGATAAATCCGCACGACCTGTCACCATCCAACGGCTTATTGAGCTGCCTTATGCTGTGCTGGCCGGGACCATCAGCGAGGCTGACCTGAACTATCTGAAACCTGAATCCGGCTATCTTGGTGTGATGGCCGTTGCACCAACCTCGCTCAGTATCAACTATCAGTTGCAGACACGAGCTGCAGGCGCCGCGTTCTCCGACCGTGGTCAGGGTGACTGGACGCCAGCAGGAACGCTAACCACCGCTGTTGGTCGTCTCGATACCGTTCTGCATGTGAATATGGCTATCTTCGCTGACGTAACGGTCGGCGATGGCCTGATGATTAATAATGAAGTCATGCGTGTGGACGCGGTCGATATTCCTGCAGGCACCATCACCGTCGGGCGTGGTTGCATGGACTCCCTGCCGTCAGGGCACTTTGCAGGGGACAGGTGCTGGGCGTATCAGGATGCGCTGGACTCCGATGGGCTGGAATATCTGTCCGGTGAATCGGTTGAGGCACGTTTGCTTACCCGGACCAGCACGGAGACGCTGGCGGAATCTGCCGCTCCGGTGGCTGCGCTGACCATTACCGGACGTCAGGCACGACCGTATCTGCCGGGGAATATCCGGGTTAATGGCGTGCTGTATCCCGATGTGGTGGCCAGTGCAGAGAACTTTACTCTGGCATTCTCTCATCGTGATCGCCTGCTGCAGGCCGACCGCCTGATTGACTGTACAGAAAACAGCATCGGCCCCGAACCCGGTACAGAGTATGTGGTGAAACTGATTGCTCAGAGCACTTCTAGCGAGGTCTGGTCGTTAGCCACCAGTGATGCCAGCATCCCGATCCCCTATGTCACCGGCGGTGATGATGCTGGTGCACATACCCTGACGCTGCAGAGCAAACGCGATGGCCTGATGTCGCTTTATACGTTCCGGGCGGAACTGCCAGCGGGTCGTTATAAGGCGTTCCCGATCACCGTCACCCTGTCCCTGACTATTGTTGATGGTAGCAACTGGGCCACGGCAACACCGGAAGATACCACCACCGGTGCAGTGCCGGAGCTGCACGACATTGCTGATGCCTCCGGAGTCTCTGCCTGGTATCCACCCGACCTGGTGGCCAGCGGTCTTTCTATTCCTGCCGATGATATTGAATGGCCAGCCGATACCTGGCCGACGTCGCCGTGGTCGTTCGGCACCCATCCTGTGCTGGCCATCGCGCAGTGGACGGAAATCAGCGGTCCACTGACCGTGCTGGCTCTGGAAGGTGATGCCTCTGCGCTGCTGCTGGATTCAGCTACCGGGGCGGCAGCGGCTATTGAATGGGATGCCGGTATTTATCTCACCGAAATGGATATCACTATTTTCACGACAGACGGTCCCGTTTTGAACGAGGGCATAATATCCCTGAAACTGACTGAACGGAGTATCGGACCATGAGGGAAAACTATTATTATGGTCAGGGTAAGGTATTCCTGGCTCCGAGAGATAATAAGCGTGCATTTCGTTGGGTCGGCGATGTTTCATCATTGAAAATAGCATTTTCGTATGAGCAACAAATAACGAAAGCATCACGGGGCGGACAGCTCTATCAGAATCAGAGAATCATTACCGGGACCAGCGGTTCAATCAGTTCAACCTGGCATAATTTCTCGGTTGAAAATCTGGCGCTGTTATTGGGAGCCCAACCGGTAGATGAGCCGTTTTCATTTAATGAGCAGTTCACCATACCTGATGGGATCGTGAAAGGGGATATTATCGCGCTGCCCCATACCACGGTTTTTAACGTCAGTATTAACGGGCTGGAACGTGATGCAGATTATGTTGTTGACCGCCAGTTCGGCACGATTGAATTTCTTGTCACTCCGGAGTCATCGGGACTTATAGCGGAATACGAACACCTGTTCAACCAGTGGCTACCGTTTTTCTCTGCGAAAATACAGGAATTTTATTTACGTTTTCAGGGAGTAAATATCGCTGAGGATTCAGCACCGGTACTGCTGGAACTGTACCGGGTCTCAGTTGACCCCCTGGCCACATTAGAAATGATTAACAGCGGGACTGACATAGCGGGCATAGAAATGACCTCATTAATACTCCCTGATTTTAATCAGCAGACAGGAACGGCTTTCAGCTATTTCGGGCGGGTACAGGTTGTTGCTCCGCAGTCTCCGCAACCTCCGCAAATGCCTCTGACATATGACGGTCGGGCTAATTATGACGGGCAGTATCAATACCGAGGTAAGTAATATGTCAAATTTACAGGAAACTGCTGTATGGGTGGATGGGATTTATCAACTCACCGATGAAACACCTGTTCTTGGTAAGCAGGATGATGTTCCGGGAGATGGTCCGTCAAATTTACAGGCGCAGCAACTTGCAAACAGAACCAAATGGCTTCGGTTACAACTTGAATCTGCCAGCGATTATAGAGAGTATACATTTTACAAAACAGAGAATGACCCTGATGGTACCATCGCTGGTCTCCAGAATACTCCTGATGGACTTTTTTTTCGTGTTGCTGATGGGCCGGACGATTTAACCTCATTTACCTATTACCTGAATAAATCAGGTGTTGCCATTATCTTTGCGATAATGCCAGGTCAGGGAGCAATCACAGGAACAACACGAGAATTTCCAACAAAAGACACCGCAAATAAAAATGTAGCAGCAAACACTATTCTCAATCAGGCTCGATTATGGATAACGAATCCGTCTAATTTTACACTGTCCGATGAATATATAAATAATGAAGGGATTGTAGAACCAACCGGACGATCGATGCCATCAAACTGGACGTTGGGTGGTGTAAAATTCTTTCGGGGCTATGGTAACGACGAGTTTGAAATCATCGGTAAAGATTTCCAGAAACTGGATTTTGGTCGAGACAGAATGGCTGAGGCTGGCTCGAATATCAAATTCGGATATGGTGATAAACCTCTGTATCTGCTGGGACAGGATAATCAGATGCTGTCATTTTTAACAACGGATTCCCTGCAGGATGCCGGTGTCTCTATTTTACGTGGATATGCACCTTCTCCGTTTGTCATTCTGGGTTCAGATAATCAACTGCTGACAATGGGTTCCAGCAGCAATCAGACTGCTTCTGAGCTACCGGAAGTTGGAATGCTTGACTACCTCATTGCGATGCAGGAGCGGGCATATACAGGTGGTCACCTGGTTATTATGTGCGGGCCGGGTGATTCATTGGACGCCGGCACTGGCGGGCTGGGCGCTATTGACGCCATGTACAGCCTGTTTGCAGCGCGGCTAGGTCATGGCGGTATCGGATACTTCGCCCCCTCAAACGACAATACAGCCTCCCGCGACCTGCTGAATATGGAGCTGGTCTATAGCGGCTGGGTGGATAACCAGACCTACGGCAAAAAATGTGGCCCGCTAAATTTTGCTCTTGTTCCGTGGTCAGGTCGCACTAATTTATTTTTCCGGGTAAAAGATGCGTCCCGCAGCAACCCCATTTATCAGCACGATGTTGTCGAGGTCGGTTTTACTGGTACCGGAGACGCCGGAACATCCAGCCAGTTCCGTTTTCGTGCGACCGACCGGAATGATGATGGGTCCATTGGCCCGGCAGGATCAGGGGAATGGCAGACGGCCACCATCACAAACCAACCAGAGGGTTCAGAAGAAATCCAGATAGTGCGTGTCGAAGGGCTTGGGCCCGCCTCGGGCCGTTTCTCTCTTGAGATAGAGCCGCCAGCGACGAAAAACGGACAGCCGGCACTAATCAGCCTCAACTGCATCAACTCTGCTGGAGGCGTTCGTGTCATTCGTTACGCTCGGGGCGGCGCAACTGCGGCATATCACCTGAACCAGACAGCCTCGTACCAGAAATACTGGATGCAGTATTTTGCGCCTGACCTGGTGTTTATCAATCTCGGCGAGAATGATTATGCCCTGACCGATTCGGAATTTCTGAGCGGGTACAGCGCCATTGTTGAGCGGGTACAGGATGCGTTGCCGGGTGTGCCTGTTTTTCTGAAACGCTGGTACAGCGACAACCACATTAAGCGCGATGCGGTTTTTGACGTCATTCAGGCTAAATATGGAATGCTCGGGTTTAATGTTCGCGATTTAATCAGGAACTCTAATTTTGCATTCCAGAACGGCTACGCCTATTCCACCACCAACCCGGCAGACCCGCACCCCAACGCTCGCGGAGCAAGAATTATCGGCGCGTATCAGGCAAAACGCGCCCTGCTGAACTACGCCGTACAATCTCTCAGAAAGGAACAACAAAATGGCTAAAACGACTTTCCTGCAAATTCCCGTGGCTGTTAACAGCGGCATCGCGTCAACGTATTCCGAGCGTGATGATAAAACCTGTCGCTGGAACCCCAGCCATTATTTTGACTGGCGGGAATCAACACTCGCTGACCGTGCGGGAGATATGGCTATCTCTCTCGGATCTGCAATCAGCGCCGCCACCCTGAACGGGATTAAAACGATGAAAAGCGCCCTCACGGCTAACGGCGGCGTAACTTCAGGGAATGTCTACCCATCAACTGCGGAAAACGGCTATTGCTATGCGTTTGCGTTTAAGCGCGACAACCTGAATCAGGCAACCTTTCTGATCGCTGGTCCCCATTTGCGGCTTCAGGCGCAGACTGATAATAAGCTGTATTACTACAAAACAGGTGAATCAACGCAGCGCGGAGGCGTTTCGCTGTCATCCGGGATTGACCTGATTATCGTGAATTACGATCCGGTTACTGACATTGAGACCATCTATGTTAACGACGCCACAGTGACCGTAACTGCGGCATCGGCAATCACGTATCAAAATACCCCACTAACCCTCGCAGCAACGGCGACCAATAACGTCAATTACTCGGAGGTGATGATTTTCGATTCGGTGAAAACGCTGACAGAGATTGCAGCGATGAAGGCGTATTTTCGGGCGCAATATGGTAATTGA